GTTGTCTGTACCTTTTTCTTCAACCATAAGTTTGAGTTCTTCTGATGAACCATAGTACTTTTGCCAATCTGACTCAACTATCTTGGTCCTTCGTCGAGTCTTACCCTTCAAAGGTTTAAGTTTTCTTTTTGATTTGAAAATCTTTTTACCGATATATTTTCTATCGTTGGAACCATCAGTGATTATATAAACAAATCCAATATAATCGCCAATCATCTCTGAGGTGAATTCCTCACCCTTGTAGTGCCACATGCAATAACTCCATAGTAATAGAGTTATTTATTCAACATCCTCATGCATGTAAATACGGAGTGTTCCTGTAAACAATCAGTCCATATATGAGTTAAATACCAGCCAATCAACAAAACTGCAATTGTAATAGCTATCCACTTAATCAATGCATATCTCCTCTTCGTCTTCGTATGTGACCATTACTTTTAAAGTTTGGTTATCATCTTGTAAAGAAAGCCATACACGTTCAACGTTATGTTTAACATATGACCTTCCATTATTATCAACTACTTCAACTCGAGTAATAGGATATTCAAAATGAATTTGATCTGGTTGTTTATTAAACTCAATCTTGCCAGTCATATGTATACCACACTCTCACGTAATCATTAAAGTTATCTCCAAAATTAGCAAACTCTTTCATTGGATAACCTTCTGACATGAGCCATAGGTTTAAACTCCACGGTTCTGGCAGAGGGTTCGGTAAAGCTTTTGGAAATCCATATGCCCATCCTTTAGGTGGATCTACCCATGTTGTTTTCATATCATCTCCTCATGTTTGCTATAGCAACAGCATCTTCTTTACGTGTAATAGGAACACCATTAGACTTATGCATTTGACCAATACCTATAATATAGTCACCAGTATATTGAGTGCTTTCTCTGGCTGCTCCGTGCCCAGCAACTTTATTGCTGAGCGGTGTTTTATTTTTAGATGCGTAATCTGGAATAGTATTTGTATTCCGAGCTTTAGTTTTACCAACACCCATTTTCTTAAGGAACTTCTCGTGCTCGATAGCAGCCAAACGATCCTTTGGTGTTAGTTTCTTTTTCATCTTGCCGTGGACTTGAACGCCACGTATCATATGCATACTCATTCAGTATACCTCCTTGGCACTGCAGACGCATCCCATACATAAGGACAACGACTCTCATCTTCAAAAATTACAACGTCTTCTGAACCAACTTCGCTCATAACGCGATCGTCCATCCGACGGTGAAAGTACGCAGGACCACCAAAGACCCTACGTGCTCGTTGGTATGTTTCTTCAGTCATACCAACATAGTGTACAACTCTAACCATATCATAACCTGTTATTCAATCCCATCATACATTTCAACCATACGGTCTTCAATTTCACACTCGACCAAGAAGTCAAAAGACTCATCAATGTATGTGCTATCATATTTTTTTGAAAGATCCATATGCATATCAGCTGAAACAAAATTCCAAAAGGGTGTTGTGCCAAAATTATATGACATATTGAATTTATCTGCAATTGCTTTTTGAAACGAAAAGACAACATCTGAAGTGATGAATTGGTCTGTATTTAGATTAGTCATTTGGTAAGACATGTTATATTCCTTGTTTGTTGATTCTAATATAACCTATTCTATTGAGAATGTCAATAGCTAACTTGATTTAATTTCATATTTTTTAAAGTTTCAACAATTTCTTTACCGAATGGAGTAAACAAGATACCAAAGGACCATACCCAATGTTCGATAGCTTGGTCATGCTCTAGAGTATTAACATCTACCATTCGAGCCAAGGCTTGCTCATTTGTATCCATTAAGTTGATACTAAACATGTCTATCTTAAATTGCTTAACAGCTTCAGCCTCAGCTTCTTTTTCTTCAAGCTCACGAATTTCCAATTGCTCAACTGTGTAATCCCAGCAAGACTGTTTATCATCATCACTTGAAGAATAAAAAGGATGGTCGCTACTTGGACGGTAACCAAAAGCATCTTTGTGAAGGTCAGAAAATATTTCAGTTGAAAAAGTATTCATAACGCTAACTCATTTGAATATGAGTAAGTGTAAATAGTACCTTCAGTAAGATCGTAAAATAGGTGATCCTTAAGTTCTGAAATTGACTGTTTTTCAAGTGATGGTTTAACTTCTTCCCATGTTGACTCACAGTTGAATAATAGTATTTCAGCGACTAATTCAATTTTAGTTGATAAAATCTTATGCATTTGATGATTCCTTTTTTATATCTGTTAATACTAATATAACCGATTCTATACCAAATGTCAATAGTTAATTTGATTTAATTTCAAATTAATTTAAGTCGCCGTCTCCACCACTACGAGTATTTTCTATTTCGGCTGCAAATTCATTATAACCACCAATATGTTTGCCATACCAAAAAATCTGAGGAACTGTTTTGGCTTCTTTACCGAGTCGTTTAATCATTTCATCTCTATTTGCAGAGTATGTAATATCTTTATATTCATGTTGTAAAC